TAGCGATGAGCAACTTTCAGTTGAAGCATTTGATGCCCTATGCGACACCGCCCACGACAAAGAACGCCCTGTTGTTGCAGGTTTAGTCTTTGCAGGTTTCGGTGTTCCTGGCAAAACCTATCCAAAACCTGTTCCTGCAATCTTTCAAGATTCGCCACAAGGATTCTTGCCCTTGTATAAATATGACAAGAACTCAGTTTTTGAAATAGATGCAGCAGGTACAGGTTGCCTGATGGTGCATCGAAGCGTGTTGGAAAAGATGCGCGAGGTTGCAGACCCAAATCAAGGCAAAGATTGGTGTTGGTTTTGGGATGGGCCTGTCAACGGAGAATGGATTGGTGAGGATTTACTTTTCTCACGAAGAATCAAATCACTTGGCTATCCAATCCATGTGAACACTTCAGTAATACTTCCGCACCAAAAGTCATTTTGGTTAGATGAAAGTCATCACGAAGCATGGAAAGACTAAAGAAACTTCTTCGCAGAAAGCCGAAAGAAACGGCAACTGCGGAGCCACAATTAGAACGAGCAATCCTGCCGAAAGCAGAAAAGAGGATAAAGCGTGGCGATCACTAACGGTTACTCCACACTTGCCGAGTTGAAGGCAGCATTGACAATCAGCGATGCAACAGATGATGCAGCTCTTGAAGCAGCCATCAATGCAGTAAGTCGAATGATTGATGACTACACAGGGCGATTCTTTTACAAAGACGGCACAACGCAAGCACCTGTTGCTCGTTACTACACCGCCCTTGATCCCTGGACAATGAATGTTGATGACATCACCACAATCACACAGATTGCAACTGATGACAACTTCAATCAATTGTGGGATACCGTGTGGTCAACAAGTGATTTCATGGTTGAACCCATCAACAACCCACGAAGAGGGTGGCCTTTCACGCGAATCCTTGCAATTGGGCGTTATGTATGGCCTTACTATTTGCCACAGGCTTGCAAAATCACAGGTGTGTGGGGTTGGAGTGCGGTGCCTTATGAGGTGCAATCAGCTTGCTTGATTCAATCCTCACGCATCTTTGTTCGCCGACAATCACCATTTGGCATTGCAGGAACACCTGAACTTGGAACTGTCAGACTTACCTCACGCCTTGATCCTGATGTTGAAGCCTTACTTCGACCTTTCCGCAAGAACAATGGGTTGGCAAAGTAATGAACCCAAGTCAAGTTCGAGATGGTCTCAAAACAAGATTGCAAACAATTTCAGGCTTACGAGCCTATGATTTGATTCCTGACACAGTAGTTCCGCCTTGTGCGGTAGTAGGGCAATTAGATTTCACATTCGACATTGACAATGCTCGCGGTCTTGACCAAGCGCAGGTTGATGTCCTTGTGATTGTGCAACGCTTTTCAGAGCGTGCTGGACAAGACAAACTTGATGCATACCTTGCAGGTTCAGGCGCAAGTTCTATCAAAACAGCAATTGAAGGTGATCGCACTCTTGGGGGAACAGTCAACACCTTGCGAGTCACAGGTGCCGAAGCAGGTACTTATGATTCACAAGGAGTCACATTTCTTTCCTATCGTTACAGAATCACGATTTGGGGATAAGGAGAACCAATGGCATACACCGTCATCTCAGATCGAGAGGTCTGTGGCAAAAAGAAGGGTGAGTCAATCACCGACAAAGAACTTGTTGATGCAGGAGTAAGCGCACAAGCACTCATTTCTGCAAACCACATAAAGGCAAGCAATGCAGTATCACCATCCATCAAACCAGCAACAGAAGGAGTGACCAACTAATGGCACGCATCGTTCTTACAAACGCCTTCATCTCTGTTGGTGGAGTGGACTTGAGCGATTTAGTTAGCTCAGTCTCACTCGCATCAACATTTGATGTCGTCGAAACCTCAGCATTTTCATCATCAGCAACAAAGACTCGCGTGGCAGGTCTTGCAGACAATTCAATCACTCTTGAATTTCATCAGGATTACGCAACAGGCGAAGTTGAACAAACAATTTATCCATTACTTGGAACAGTTGCAGCAGTAATTGTGAAGCCAAATGGATCATCAACAAGCGCATTCAATCCTTCATACACCTGCCAGGCAGTCATTTCAGAATGGACTCCACTTAACGGAGCCGTTGGCGAACTAGCCACAGCAAGTGTTTCTTGGCCTGTAACCGGCGCAATCACTAAGGCGGTTGCATAATGGCTAGAATCGTTCTCACAAATTGCTATGTTCTTTTCGGATCAACCGACTTGAGCGATCACATCAGTTCAGTCTCATTGAGTTCAACTTATGACATCGTTGAGACCACAGCGTTCGGACAAACTTCAAAGACTCGTGTTGCAGGTCTTGCAGATAATTCAGTAACTCTTGAATTTCATCAGGATTATGCAACTTCAAGCGTGGAGCAAACAATCTATCCAACGCTTGGAACAGCAGTTACAATTGCAGTCAAACCTGCCAACGCAACAACAACTGCAATCAATCCGCAATACAGTTTCTCTGCGGTTGTGTCAGAATGGACTCCGTTGAATGGTGCCGTTGGTGAGTTGGCCAGCGCAAGTGTGTCCTGGCCTATCAGCGGCGCAATTACAAAGACAACATCATAAAAAACTAAGGGGGAAATAAAATGGATGGATTAAGTATCAAAATCGTAACAAATGATGATGTGGAAAAAGTGTATTCGCTTCGACCACGCATCATTGTTGACTTTGAACAAAAGTACAACAAAGGACTTGCAAAGCTGATTGGCGAAGAGCAAAAACTAGAACACATCTATTTTCTGGCTTGGTTAGCCTTGAAGCATAACGGAAACATTATCAAGCCCTTTGGCGGAGACTTCCTTGATACACTCAAAGAAGTTTCATTGGTTGCAGACCCAAATTCCGAATCCACAGAGATAGCCTGACCTATTCAATAGCAGCGATTTCTGTGGAGACAGGATTATCTCCAACTGATCTACTTGATGCCCCCGATGGCATACTTGAAGCAATAGTCATATATCTGAAAGAACGAGCGAAGGCGCGAAGCAAGTAATGGCGGAAATCAATTACAAAGTTGTGATGCAAGGCTTGACCGAAAACATCATCGCCCTTGAACGCTTCGCGCCTGACCTTAAAAGAGAACTGAATAAAGAGATTCGTGGAATCCTTGCACCAATTGTTGTTGAAGCAAAAAGTTATCTTCCAAGCAATGACCAAATCCATCCTTCAGGGTGGGCAAAAGGTGGATTCAAACGATTCAATGGCATTGGGCCGTTAGCGCAAGATCAAACTCGTGGTTTTATCGCATACGATGCTGAACGAGCTAAAGCAGGAATCAAACAAACTGCTGCAACTACCAAAAAGAACGGCACAGGTTTTCGGAACACTTATGGAGTTGTTCAACGCGACCCAGGTGGAGCAATCTTTGAAACGGCAGGTCGAGGAAGTGCGGCATCACGCTCACGAAGCAAGACAAGCCGTTCACGCAATCCACAGGCTTCACAACACTTTATCGGTGTGATTCAAAGAGAGCATGGCGCATTGCCAACTGCTCGCGGTGAAGGTAAAGATAAAGGTCGCGCACTCATTCGCGCAGTTGATAACAACAGATACAAAGCATTGAACGGCATTCGTGAGGCAGTTGAAAAAGCCTCTGCAAAAGCACAGGCACGAGTTGATTCCATTGTTAGTCAGAGAGAGGTGTAAATCGTGGCAATTGTTGAGCGCATAATCACCGTCTATAATGACAAAGGTTCAAAGCAAGCAGTCAAAGACCTCAAAAATCTTGAAGAAAAATTTATTGATTCAGGGAAAAAAATTGGTAGAGCCTTTGCAGTTGCAACAGTCGCAGTTGGCGCTTTTGCAGTAAAAGTCGGTGTGGATGCCGTCAAAGGCGCAATGGAAGATCAAAAACAACAAGCAGCATTGGCAACAGCTCTTCGAAACACAACAGGGGCAACTGATGCAGCGATTGCATCAACGACTGCATATTTAGATCAACTTGAACTTCTTGTTGGTGTTGACAACAATGAACTGATTCCTTCACTTCAAATTTTGACAACAGCAACAAGAGATGTGGCACAGGCTCAATCCTTACAGGCTTTGGCACTTGATATTTCAGCCGGTGCATCAAAAGATTTAGGAGCTGTTTCCGTAGCACTTGCTAGGGCGCTTGGTGGAAACATTGGCGCACTCACAAGACTTGGTGTTCCACTTGATAAAAATGCAGTAAAGGCAAAAGACCTTGATGCAATTTTGAAATCTTTAAGTGAAACATTTGCAGGACAAGCTGAAAAACGCGCTGAAACTTTTGAATTTAGAATGATCAAGTTGCAGTTGGCATTTAATCAAATTGTTGATCAAATTGGTTATGCGCTCATTCCTGTTTTGGAAGAATTTGCAAATTACATCACATCAAATGTCCTACCTGCAATTCAGGAATGGGTTGGCACAAACAAAGACCAACTTGCAGAAGGTTTGAAAGATGTCGGCACAACTCTTGTCACAGTTGGCAAGTTGTTGGCAGGATTCTTCAAAACTATTGCCGACAATTTGTGGGCAGTCAAAGCATTTGCCGCAATCTTTATCGGGGCAAAATTAGCAACAGGAATTTATGGCATTGTCACCGCCATCGGCCTCTTGCGAGCAGCTTTTGTCAAGCAAGCAGCAGCAGCAACCGCAGCCGGCACCGCAACCGCGTTCGCCACAGGCGGTGCTTCGGCAATCGCAGCAGCAGCAGCCATTGGAACTTTTGTTGTGGCAGCAGGTGCAGCATATGTTGCAATCAACAAGATGACAGATGCAACCGATAAGGGCGCAGCATCAACTCAAACATACAATTCACATTTGAGTGAACTTAATGAATTTGCAAAGCAAGTTGCAGCAGCAAACATCAAGAACAACAAAATTGTCACCACAACAACAACCAACACAAAACTTCTGACGGCTGCTGAAAAGAAAGCCGCTGAAATGCGTGCTGCAATTAAAAAAGCAGGTCTTGACAAATTTGGCATCAAGAGTGTTTCAGATACAGACCCAATTCAGCTTGAAGCAGCACGCCTAAATCTTCTCAAGCAAAACAATTTGCAAGAACAGCGCCGACTTGAAGCAATCATTCAGAATATGAATGCACAAATGATGGCAAATCAAGCCGTTCAGCGATATGTTGACTTGCTTGGAGTTGTTGCCGATCAAGTT